GGCGTCGCCCGTGTCGCCCGCGTCCTACACGGTCACCGGCGCCAAGTTCGACTATGCAGCCCGCGAGATCGACGGCACGCTGATCCAGGCGGGCGATCAGCGGGTGTACCTGAGCACGACGGGCGCCGTTCTGCCGCTGCCGGGCGACACGCTCACCATCGGCTCGACCGCGTTCCGCGTGATGCGCGCGGGCGCCATCTCGCCGGCCGGAACCGATCTGCTCTATGACGTGCAGGTGCGCAAGTGAGCTTCGCCGCAGACCTGCAGGCGGTTCTCGACCGTGCCAATGGCAAAGCCGTCGATGTGGTGCGCAAGACTGCCTACGATCTGGACAAGGGCATGGTGGATCGCGCGCCGGTCGGTGTCTATCCGGCCGGTTCCGGCAAGAGCGGCGGCCGGCTGAAGTCCAATTTTCAAGTCGGCATCGGCACCATCAACAAGGCCACCGACGCGGCACCGGGCTCGGACCCACTGCCGGCCGCGGCCGCTGCGCTGGCGACGTGGAAGCCCGGTCAGACCATCTGGCTGACCAATTCCATGCCCTACGCCCGCGTGGCCGAGTTCGGCCTGTACGGCAATCCCCCCGGCTCGGCCAACGGCCCGAAGACCAGCGGCGGCTATTCATCGCAGGCTGTCGGCGGCTTCGTGCGCCTCACGGTGCAGGACTTCGAGCAAGTCTTCCGCAAAGCCGCCAGGTCGCTGAAATGACCATCGCCGCCATTCAGGCCGCGCTTGAGTCGCGGCTCTACGGCATCTCGCCAACCATCAGCACGGCCTGGCAGAACGTCGCGTTCACGCCCGTCGAGGGCACGCCATGGCAGCGCATCACCCTGCTGATCAATGACCCGATCGATCACGCAGTTACCTCCGACGTGACCGAGCAGCGCGGCCTGTTGCAGATCACCCTTCACTACCCCGGCGGCGTCGGCACAGCGACCGCGCTGGCGCGAGCCAATGCCGTCGCCGCCCGCTTTGCGCCCCCGCAGACGCTGACCTCTGGCGGCACCAACGTCGAGATCCTGCGCACCGCGCACATCGCCTCCGGCCTGTCTCTGGACGGCTGGTGGGTGATCCCGATCACCGTCCCGTGGCGGTCGTTCTCCTGATTTCCTGAGCACTCCTCCGCCCGCAAGGGCAACCGCCAACCCGCCATCGAGCGGGTTTTTTCATTTCTGAAAGGGGCCATCATGGCTGCTGTTCCGACCGGTACTCTGTTCTCCGTCGCCACCACCTTCGGGTCGAACATCACGGTGACCGCCGTGACGAACGCCAATCCCGCCGTTTGCACGGCAACCGCGCACGGCCTCTCGAACGGCGACGTGATCGAGGTCACCAGCGGATGGGGGCGCCTGAACAAGCGCGTCTTCGAGGTTGCCAACGTCGCCACCAACACCTTCGAACTCGAAGGCATGGACACCTCGTCCACCTCGTTCTTCCCGGCCGGCACCGGCACCGGCACCGTGCGCGAGGTCACTGCCTGGACGCAGCTCACCAAGGTGATGAATCCGTCCACGCAGGGTGGCGATCCGAAGACTGTGACCTACAAGTTCGTCGAGTCCGATGTCGAGTACTCGATCAACGACGGCTTCACCGCCACCAGCTACACGCTGGAATTCGACGACGACGACACCACCGCCGGCTACACCGCCATGCGCACGCTGACCGATTCGCAGACGAACACGGTCATGAAAATGCTGATGCGCTCGGGCGCCATCGTCTATCTGCCGTGCACTCTGGCGATGAACGACGTGCCGCGCCTGCAGGACGGGCAGATCAACCGGATCTCGGCTCAATTCGCCGGGGTGAACCGGCATACCCGTTATGCGGCGTAACGCAGCGTAACGGTGCGGGCGCCGGGCAACTGGCGCCCTTTCTTTCGCCCGCGGGTAGCTCCCGAGCACGGGTCTTTTTCCAAATCCAACGAGATCACAAATGGCCAAACTGAGCTTTACCACCTCGCCCACGTTCACCCTGCGCGTTGCCATCCCCGTGCCCGGCAAGAAAGCCGTGGATGTCGAATTCACCTTCAAGGGCCGCAACCGCGAGGAATTCCGCGAGTACCTCGACGCATCGTCGAGCAAAGAGGATGTCGACGCGCTGATGGATACCGTCACCGGCTGGGAGCTGGAAAACGAGTTCTCGCGCGAAGAGATCGAGCGCATGACCCTGTTCTATCCCGCAGCGGCGCGCGCCATCATCCAGCGCTACATCACCGAGATCAGCGGCGTTCGACTGGGAAACTGAAGGCCGCAGCCGCGGCGATCTATACCCCGATGCCCACGGCCGACGAAATGGCCGCGGCCGGGTTTGCGCCCGAGGACTTCGATCAGGACGTGATCGAGATCTGGCCCGAGCACTGGGACATCGTGCGTTTCTTCATGCGCCTGCCGACTCAGTGGCGCTACGGCATGAGCGGGCGCACCGGCCTGGACTACACGGCCGTGATGTCGCTGCTGTCTGCGATGCGCCTGCCGCAAGACAAGGCTGACGAGATCCTCGAGGGCGTCCAGGTCATGGAAATGGCCGCTCTTGAAGCGATGAACCGCAAATGAACCCCACCCACACGGAGCACACCAGTGGCCGATGAGATCGTCAGCGTAGGCATCAAGATCGAGACGACGGGCGCTGACAAGGCGGCCGCGAGTCTCGATAAGGTGGTCTCTGCTGGTGGCAAGGTCGATGCGGCCGCCGACAAGATCACGGCTGGCGCTGGCAAGGCCAGCAAGTCGCTGGAGACTCTGGGGGCGACCGCCGCGACCGTGGCGCCGCAACTGGACAAGGCCGGCTCGTCGGGCGGAAAGCTCGGCGACCTGTTCAAGCAGGCGACCGACGGCGCGGGCGCGTTCAGTGGCTCGCTCGGACTGGTCAAGGCTGGCCTGGTGGGGGCCGTCACCGCACTGTCTGTGCAATCGGTGGTCGAGCTGGGGAAGTCGTTCCTGCGAACCGCAGACGCCATTACCAACCTGAATTCTCAACTGAAACTGGCGACGGGCAGCGCGGCCGCCGCCAAGGACGCATACGAGGGCCTGTTCTCTGTTGCCCAGCGGTCGCGCGTCGGCTTCGTCGAACTGGGCAACACCTATGCGCAGATCGCACGGGCCACGGATGGCCTGGGCCTGAGCGCGTCGAGTTCGCTGCGCATCGTCGAGACGCTGGGCAAGGCGATCACGATTTCTGGCGTGTCTGCCGGCTCGGCCAGTGCGGCGATGATCCAGCTTTCGCAGGGCCTGTCATCTGGCACGTTGCGCGGCGAGGAACTGAATTCGATCCTTGAGCAGACCCCGCGCGTTGCTCGGGCGATCGCCGACGGTCTCGGGGTCAGTATCGGCCAACTGCGCACCATGGGCTCGGAAGGGAAGCTGACTGCTGAGGCCGTGTCGGGTGCTCTGCTCAAGGCGTCGGCGACCATCGACAAGGAATTCGGCTCGGTCGCGACGACCGTCAGCCAGGCCATGACCGTGATGGGCAACGCGACGACCAAGGCGGTCGGCGACTTCGATTCCATCGTCGGTGTCAGTTCGGCAGTGGCGACCGGCATCCTGTCAATCGTCGATGCGGCCGGCCGGTTGAAGGACATGTTCTCGGGCAGCTGGACCGGCCAGGCCGTGGCGGCACTGGCGGCGATGCGCCAGAAGATCACAGACAACCGCGACAACCCGACCCTGGACATGCTGCGCGTTCAACTGGACAACGCGTCCAGGCAGGCGACCGGCGACGCCGGCAGCGGGTTTGGTGGCGAGCAGCGCAAGGCATCGGCACAGCGCGAGGTCGCGCGCCTTCAAGAGCGCATCCGCAAGCTGGAGACCGAAGAGTGGGACAAGGCCGCCCAGCTGATCAGCGAAGACGCCGACCGAATGGTCTTGCAATACGGCAAGGTGATCGCCGCCGGCAACAAGTTCATCGAGGACAAGGATAACCAGACCAAGGCGCAGCAAAAGGAATCCGCGTTCGCGAAGCTGCGCGCGGATTTCGCGACGGCCACCAAGGATCTGAAGGAGGGAAGTGCTGAATACCTGCGCGTCTATGCAGCATTCCTGACCGGCAAGGACAACATCGCCAAGAAGTTCGACGACAAGGAAAAGGTCGACCGGTCGGGCGCGAGCAAGGCCAAGTCGGACGCCGAGGCCTACGCCTCCGTCATCGCCCAGTCCGAAAAGCGCAACGCGCTCCTGGCCGCCGAGGTCGAGGCCCGCCGGCCGCTGACTGCGCTGGAAAAGCTGTCGATCGAGCTGAAAGAAAAGGAAGAAGAACTTTCACGCAAGAACGGCACGTCACGACTGGCTGAGGTTCGGGCGCTCAACGAAGAGGCAAAGAGCCTGGTCGCCGCCATCGAGTTGCGCAAAGGGTTTGCCGAAGCGAAGGCGTCGGAATTGGCCGCGGCGGTCGCTGTCGATGCTGCGCGCAAGTCCACGGTCGATTCGTTGCTCGGCGAGGCCGAGGCAGTCGAGGCCCAGGTCAAAGCGCTGAAGCAGGAGACCGAAGCGATCGGGCTTACCGGCGTGGCGCTGGCGCTGCTGACCAATAAGCGCGTCGATGACCAGATCCAGGCGCTCAAGAACAAGGCGACCGTGGCCGACTCCGGCGACGAAGTCGAGGCGATCAAGCGGCAGATTCGCGCGCTTGAGG